TCACCACGCTCTTGCCCCGCTGCGAGGTGAGACCCAGCTCACGCACCACAATCTCCACCATGCCCAGCTCGTCCGTGCTGTTCTTGTTGGCGCGGATCAGGTCACGCACTTGGCTGGCCACGCTGGGCACACCAGCATCGCGCTTGGGCTTGATGGTGACAGTCTTGGTGGCCTTGCCCTTGGCGGGCTTGGTGTTCTTGGCAACCTTGGTGGCCTTCACAGTCTTGCCCTTGACAGGCTTGGCAACCTTGGGGGCCTTCACAGGCTTGTCAGCCTTGACAGCAGGCACAGCCTTGGCAGTCTTCTTGGCCTTGTCAGCCTTGACCACACCACCCACAGCCTTGAGGATCGCTTGCAGAGGCTTGACCCAGGTCTTGATCACCTTGTCTTCCTGCGCCTCTTCCACGCTCTGCGTGTAGTGGTCCACCAGCTTGCGGCGGATGTTGGCCTTGAGGCCGCCATGCGCTTCCAGGATCTTCATGGCTTCGTCATGCACATCCTTGAGCGCCAGCTTGCCGTTGCACACCAGGGCACGCAGGTTGTCCAGGCGGCTGTAGCAGCTCTTGTAGGCCTCCATGTTGCGGCTGTTGGCAGTTTCGGGCAGATCTTCAAAGCCCTCAGCAACCGGAGCATCCACAACCTTGTTGCGAGCTTCCTGCAGGGTGTTGGTGATGCGCAGCAGGCTCTTGGGCGCCAGTTCAGCACCACGGTTGATGCAGTAGGCGATGCTGCCCAGAAGCTTGGTCTGCACGCCATCCAGCATCTTCACCAGCGCCACATCATCAGCGCGGTTGCTGAACTGCAGGTAGGTGATCAGCTCACGCACCAGTTCATCATCTTCCACACTGTGGTGGATCCAGTCCAGGGCACGACCATAATCGCTCTGGAAGTTGTCGCTGTTGCAGTTGAGCAGAGCAAAATTGGGCTTGCTGGCCCCGTTGAGGATCTCAGTCAGCTTACGATCAACGCCAGTAACCTTGGCCATGGTCTAGTGCTCCTTGCTTCTATGTGGCCACTATAGCAGGGGCCAGGGTATCTGTCAACCAAAAAAATCTGGGAATCTTATTTTTTCTTCTTGGGCGCAGCCTTGGCTTCAGCAACCACCTGCTCCCAGGTCTTGGTGAACTGGCCCTGCTCGTCCATGCTGTCCATCCACGACAGCACCATCCGGGCTTTATCGCATTTGTTGATCTTGGCCATGTTCACCACTCTCTGTCAGTGATGCCATAATAGCACGTTCAGACTTCTGGTCAACCAAAATCAGACAGGATCCAAAAAAATCTCAGCTGGGCAAGAGTATCCTAGCACTAGGGATCTTCACGAACCCCACGAGAATGGGGCTCTTGAAGCTAACCTGTTGATTTTGTTGGAACGCTAACCCATTGATGACATTGATAACCCACGCCAACCGCCCACAGGGCTGTAGCTGAGAATGGGCTGCTCATCCTGATAGATCACGCTCTCAAACCCAGCCCTGATAGCCTCAGCCTTGGCTTGTTTGAGGCTGGTGCCCTCATACTTGATCTGGTGAAAATTCAGCAGCAAGGTTTTGTAAATCATTGTGTGATCTCCATGTAAGAGCCCAATTTAGCATAAACTCAGGGGCGTGTCAACCCTTATTTTTGCCTGTTTTGGCAGTGTTGAGGCAGGGCTTGAGCAGAGCTATCAGCTCAACTTCCCTAGCATGGGCAGCAGCCTTTCCCCTAACTTTCTCAAGCACTTGCAGCTTCCAGCCCTCAGCACCCAGGGTGCGAATAGCCTCACACAGTGCCCAATCCTTGCCGTCGTTCAAGGCACGATTTACGTGCTTCATCCAGCGACGACGCACACTTTTGGTGGGGCTGAGATCACAAACCGTGAGCCCCACATAGCAGTCACCGTTGGGTGCGGTGGCCTTGTAGAGCACATGATTGCGGTCGCTGCGCTTCTTGCGGGTGGGCTTGTTCATGAGCCCATAGTAGCACATCTAGGGTGTGTGTCAAGCGTTTTGTGAAAAATTTCTCAGCATGATAAACTGCCAGTAATCCAGCATCTGCTCACTGTCCCATGTGCTCACATGGCGGATGAATTCACCGTAAACCAGTTTCACAGCAGCAAGATCCTGATGACTGGTGAGCAGAATCTGCATGCCAGGCCAGTTCTTTGTGTAGCCAAATATCCTGGGTTTGATAAACCAAAAATCACACAGGGTTTAGCACAGCCAGGTGTGCATCTGCACAATTTCCTGATTGGTGAGCATGTGAGTGTAGGCAGTCATGCCTGGTATCACCACTATGTGCCACTGCGCATGAGCAATGGCACAACTCCTGCATGTGTGCCATTGCTCTGTGCTCTAGTATGAGATCATCTAGATGTCCATGTCACTGAGGATAGCATGCAATCGATTTTCATCCGCAAAGGGCCAGCATGGTTTATTCATCTACAATATAAATCATTTTCCAAATAGGTTTAGCTGGCCAACTATTGCTAGTTGGCCAAACCCCGGGCTTTCCAGGTGTGTCTAACCAAATCTTTGACTTCCTGTGGGAGGGGCACATAGTCCAGCTCTTGGGCAGCCGCATCACCATGTGTCATTGCCCAGTCAAAAAATCTCAACACAGTCTGTGACTTGATGGGATTTTTGGGATCCAAGGGCACAAGCACAAATGTGGGACTCACAATTGGCCAACTTGTATTACCTGGCTGGTTGATGAGATCTGGAGCCATACCTGGAACATTCCAATTGGCATTACGGGCCGCCTGTCTGAAGTTCTCCGCAGATGCGGGGACAAAATTGCCGTCTTTGTTTTGCATCTGTGTGGTAACAAGATTTCCCATTTTGGCATATGCAAATTCCACATATCCAATGCTACCAGGAGCTTGTTTGATGCTGGCACTAACTCCGTCATTGCCCTTGGCACCACTACCAGTGGGCCACTTGACACTAGTTGCTGACCCCACTTTTTCTTGCCACTCCTTGCTTACATTATTAAGATACCTGGTGTAAACATAAGTTGTGCCACTGCCATCTGCTCTATAAATGGGGCTTATTAGTAGATTGGGCAGATTTATACCAGGATTGATAGCTTGGATTAAAGGGTCGTCCCAGCGTTTGATTTTACCCAAATAAATGTCTGCAACTATTGATCCAGTGAGTCTCAATTGATCGTTTTTGATGCCAGGCACGTTGATTGCCATGACTAAACTGCCGATCACTGTGGGAAACTGCAATAGATTGTTCTTGGTTAAATCTTCCTGCTTGAGAGGTGCATCACTTGCACCAAAATCCACAGTTCTATTTTTGATCTGATTCTGACCAGCACCTGACCCCATACTCTGATAGTTGAGATCTATACCTGATGGTTTTGCCAATATGCTCCATTTTTGATACAAAGGGTTGGGAAAAGTTGCTCCAGCCCCTACTATACTTTGAGCCTGTGCTGGCAAAGTGGCTATCACCAAGAGTCCAGCCAAAATCGTATTTTTCAATTTCATGATATCTCCACGTTAACATAATCTACTCAAGCCTAAATGAATATCAAATACACAGTCAAATTCCTTCTCTGGTTTCACAGAATTGTAACATATGAAACCAGTAAATATCCCACAAACTAATTGAGTGAACAAATGCCTCCATTAACTCTCTGGAAGGGACCAGCAACCAGGTCCAAGGATTTCAAATTTCTGGATCGTGTGGCCAGTGAATACATCAGAATTGGTGGCACGGAATTCTATATCCACAAATATCTGGGCCCGGCAGAAACCTATGGCTCCACTCCCAATCCCGAAGACAACGTTCTCACCATAGCTGATCTTGTGAACATGGAAATTCCCAATAGAAAATATGATGGTGATGTCTACAGTCTCAAGGGCCACTACATGGTGAGTGACACAGAATTTGACCTCAAACAGTTTGGCTTGTTTCTCAGCAGTGATACCACATTCATCACATTCCATCTCAACGACATGGTAAGTCAGTTGGGCAGGCGGCTCATGAGTGGTGATGTGATTGAGGTGCTGCACTGGAGAGACACCACCACACTGGACGGCAAACCCACCAACAAGTGGTATGCGGTGGATGAAGGCACCAAGCCAGCAGAAGGGTTTGGGCCCACCTGGTGGCCACATTTGTGGCGGGTCAAATGCCAGCCTCTCACCAACAGTCAGGAATATCAGGACATACTCAATCAGGAACTCACAGACAGAGGTGATGGCATTCCTGGGATGTTGGCAGACAGCATGGGCAAAATCCCCACAGTGGGTGATCTCAGCAGCACATATGACAAAGAACTGGAAATAAACGATGCTATTCTGGGCCTGGCAAAATCAGCAGTGCCATTTAGAAATTATCAGAGTCAGCATTTTTATGTGAGTCAAAAAGACCTGAACAAACGGCCTGATGTGTTCAGCAGTGATGGAATTCCACCCAACGACAGCAAACCAGTGCCCAGTGGCACAGTGTTCCCCTCAGATTATGCCACAGGTGACTATTTCCTGAGAGTGGATTATGTGCCACCTGTGTTGTTTGTTAGAGAAAAAAGCAAATGGGCCAAGGTGGAAACCAATTACAGAAGTGACTGGCTGCCAGCTGGTAAAGTGCTGGCCAGTTTCATCAACAACAAAGCAACCACCACCTACACAGATGGCACCACAGCACCAGAGAGGCAGAACCTTCGCACTGCTGTTGGTGCCAAATTGGATCCAGACATTGTGTGATCTTCTCAGTGATTGCTGACACACTGTTTAAATAACACATGGAATATTTTTTTGCAGGCCAACTGCGCAGTTACAGAATACAAATTATCAGAGCATTCAGCAACTTCAGTGTGAGTGTAGGCACAAATGATGATGGTACACCCCGTCTCAAGAGAGTGCCTTGTAGATATGGAGACTCCAGCAGAATTGCTGAAACCATCATAACTGGCAACAGTGAGAACAAAATGCCCACTGCACCTTTTATTAGTGTGTATGTGAACAATGTGGAATTGGCCCCTGAACGTAGAGCTGCACCCAGCCTGGTGAGCACTGTGAACGTGGCAGAACGCACTTATGATGAAGGTCAGCAAAAATATCTCAACACACAAGGCAACAGATACACTGTGCAAAGATACATGCCTGTGCCGTTTACCCTGCGTGTGAATGTGGATTTTTGGACCACCAATTTAAATCAAAAAGAGGAATTGTTTGAACAAACACAAGTGTTGTTTAATGGCATGGTGGACATACAAACCAGCAACAATCCCCTGGACTGGACCCTGTTCAGCACAATAGAACCTCAGGGCATCACCTGGACCAGCCGCAATTTACCCATAGGCACAGAAAATCCCATTGATGTCATGACGGTGGAATACAAGGTGCCTGTGTGGATCAACCCTCCCGCTCTGGTTACCTACAGCAAGATGATTGAACAGATTGTCACCAACATCAATGAGGGCACATACGATCCCACCACCATGGAATGGACAGAAACTGATCTGCTTACTAGAAACATCACCACACCTGACAATGCCAGAATCCATGTGAGTCTGGTAAGTGACGGCTTTTATGAACTGAGTTTGAGAACAGTCAGTGGCAGTGATGTGGATGAGAAACATCAGCCCACCATCATAACAGGATCACAAGTGCCCCAGCTACAACCAGGTGCTGCATTCAGTGTCAACGGTGTGGCCATCACAGTGCCCAACAACAACATAAATGATCTCATCAATGTGATGCGCAACATGTTTCAGGGCAAAAATCTCAGTGTGCTGATCAATCTGGCCAACAAACTGCAATTGATCAACCTAAGTGGTGGTGACCTGGTTTTGGCCAACATCACTGGCAGCCAAATTGAGGGATTGGGATTTGTAGCCACCACTTATCCTGGTGGCACCTTGGCCTGGTGGAGGTTGATAGATCAATATGGCACTCTCAAAACTGTGGATTGCCCAGGAGGCAGCAGTGAGCTCATGCTGCTCACCAGTGACAATCTGGACGATCGCAGTGGTGACATCCAAGGCACCACTGCCTACCATCCCATTAACCAAAATCTCATGTACTGGACTGTGATATCCAGCACCTGGCCCACAGCCACCATGAACCCACTCACAGCCATCATCAATCCACAGTCTGCGTTTCCTGGACAGGGCCTGGCACCAGCTGCCTTTGCTCAAAGATATTTGCTGAGTGATCAGATTGCTGTAACAAGTGCTGCCTGGGGAGAGGTCACAGCAAGACCCACCGCCCATGCCCAAATTGCTGCTAAACATCCCACAGATCCCAGAATTATCACCATTGATAATCTCACCACATCCCAGTTGCAATTGGATAGACCCTGCTTTTTACAGACTAGTGGGAGTCCATCTCAGGTCATACAAGTCACAAACATACTACCTGTGAGCGACGATAGCTGGCAGATTGTTCTGGCTCAGGATTGTTTTGCAGATGTTGGCAACAATGTTGCATTTGTTTATCCTGTGGAACCCAATGATATAATTGAATATGACGGCAACAACTGGCAGCTGGTATTTGATAGCATCAACACACTGGCTGATCAGTTTGTGAAAAATAATTTTAGCCAGAAATGGTATAAGTGGCAAAATCAAACCTGGACAGCATTTCCCTACAAGGGAAGCACAGGAGACTATGGACCAGGTTATTGGCGACTGAGTTTGTAAATAGCACATGCCACACGTTCATACTACCCACATAAGTCCACAATTGGTGGATAGGAATTTGGATGCTGCCAGCAAACAAGTGATCCAATTGCTGCAAAAATTTCACATTCCCGTGAGGATTGTGGGTGGTGCTGTGAGGGACATGTTGTTGGGCAAACATCCCAGAGACATTGATCTGGTGGCTGATGCAGATCCTGCTGCTCTAATCTATATATTTGATAGCCATGATATACCAGTAGATTACGGTGGAATCATTCATGGCACTGTCAAAGCTGTGTTTGGACATGGCAAACAAGAAACCAAGGTGGATGTGAGCAGCCTGGGATATAGAATACGCAGACATGGTGAGCGATTGGGTGTGAGCAGCACGCACAATTGGCGAACAGACAGCCAAATGAGAGACATAACCATCAACAGCATGAGCATGGATCCTGATGGCAAAGTGTATGATTACCAAACTGGCTTGTATGATCTCAAACATCAGATAATCCGTATGTGTCCTGGAAGTCAAGACGCCATGATGCTGGACCCTAATGGAATCATGCGTTATTTCAAAGCTGTGAGCATGTTTGCTCATCCACATGTGAAGAAAGAAGATTTGCAGTTCATTGCCAAGAATGTGCATCGCCTTGCTGATGCAAAAGATGACGAAAGAGTGCAGATGAATCTCATCAGTATACAAAAAAGTCCCCACAGACAGTTGGTGTTGGATCTCATGTGTAAATTGGGCGTGGATCAGTATTTGCCGTTTGTTGTTTGCGAAGAGGAATAGTTTTGAGATAATTTGTGTAGGATTGGATCATCAGGTATAATCTGTGTGATGATTGAAATACAATGCACACAAACCATCTTGACATGGGACTCCACTGATGTGACTGCAACCACCAGTTCAGAGACACTGGCCAATACACCTATTACGTTTACAACCAGATATTCCAAGGAATAATTATGCAACTCAATGACCATGACGACAAAGTTGATTTTGATATATGCTACTTCAAAGGCAAATTAGCAAGAGCAAGAGCCGATGGAGATATGGAACTGGCTGCAAGCTTAGAGCAACAAATCGATCTGTTGGAAGATTGTGTGATACTATCTAGAATAGCCAGAACCCCAGAACGCAGAGTATTTTTCATTGACATCAATCAGCCAGATAATCAATGAGTAGAATAGTCATCACTGGCGGCGCTGGATTCATAGGCAGTTGGCTGAGCGAAAAGCTGATATCTCAAGGTCACGAAGTGTTGTGTATTGACAATTTTTATACAGGCAACAAACAAAATCTTGCCCTATTGTTGAATAATCCCAGATTTGAGATTATCCGTCATGATATTGTTGATCCTATACACATAGAATGTGATCAGATCTACAATCTAGCCTGCCCTGCAAGTCCCGTGCATTATCAAAAATATCCTGTGCGAACTATCAAGACATGTGTGCAAGGGGCCATGAACATGCTGGATTTGGCACAGCAATTGAATTGCAAAATACTTCAAGCCAGCACAAGCGAAGTTTATGGAGATCCTGAGCAACATCCTCAAACCGAAAACTATTGGGGCAATGTCAATCCCATTGGTTTGAGAAGCTGTTATGATGAAGGCAAACGATGTGCTGAGACACTGTTTTTTGATTATCACAGACAATACAATGTGGATATCAGGGTGGCTAGAATATTCAATACCTATGGTCCCAGAATGCACGAGAACGATGGACGAGTGGTGAGCAACTTTATTGTGCAAGCTTTGAGGGGAGAACCCATCAGCATTTATGGAGATGGAAGCCAAACCAGAAGCTTTTGTTTTGTTGATGATACTGTGAGGGCCCTCATGAGTCTCATGAATCAAGACACTGATCTGGGCCCCATCAATGTGGGCAATCCACATGAAATCACAGTCAAGGAATTGGCACACACCATCAAACATCTTACTGGCAGCAACAGTGAAATTGTCAGTTTACCATTGCCCAAGGATGACCCCAGAAGGCGTCAACCCAATATCACCAAGGCTGGAGAAATACTTGATTGGCAGCCCACAGTCAACTTGCATGATGGCTTACAAGCCACCATAGATTATTTTCGATCAGTTATTTCACAAAAATCATAACCTAAATCTTGCATAATCTGCCACTCTGTATGAGAGTTAACATAGTCCTGAGACAAGGAGAACTTTTTTAGCCTTCACGCGGAAGCCCGCGAGAGCTTGCTCCGTGGTAGTTCACTATAACAATATTTATGCAACTAAATGAACATGACACCAAAGTTGGTTTCTACATATCTTGATTTAACTCTCACCTTTCTGGTATAAATAACCATAAGCTCAAAGGTTATTGTATCTATGGAATCACAATTAAAAATATTGGTTGAAAAAACATCTGCCAAACATTTGGGACACGCCATCAAGCGTGATGTCAAGCTACAGGCCTGGATCATGAAAGAGACTGATCTATGGCCACATCTCAATCTCACTCAAAGAGTCAGATGCATTCTGCACAAAGATAATCCTATTTGTGATGTGAGTAGTCAACCCAAATTATGGAAGAGCATGCAGGAAGGATTCGGCTTCTGCGGAAGAGCTTGGGAATGTGATTGCGCCAGACAAAGTGTGAGTGCAAGTGTGAGTGCCACCAAAAAAACTGTGAGTGATTCAGAACAACAGGTAACCAATCAAAAAAGAGCACAAACCAATCTGGAAAAGTACGGTGTCACAAACACAGGGCAAACATATCATGCACGCAAAGCACATGAGGAGGTATATGCAGATGCCCAAAAGGTTAGGCTGATTGTGGATCAGATTCAACAGACCAATATGCACAAATATGGTGTCAAAAATCCCATGCAAGTGGAGTCTGTGAAACACAAAGCACAACAGACCAACATGCACAAATATGGGTCTGTTAATGCCATGAGTAATCCTGTTATTGCAGCCCAGTCAGTTAAAACTCGTAAAGAGAACTATGAGCCACATCACCTAGCACGCCAAAATTATCCCAGGTTCTGCACCATGATTATAGAGAACTTTGGGGTCAAGGTCTTGATACCTGAATCAGAATATATAGGTGTTCAAACTAGGCCCAGCATGGCGTTTGAGTGCATTAAGTGTGCCACTCAATTTGAGAAGAGGTTCGACTATGCAAGCCCACCCATTTGCAGAGTTTGCAACCCCACAGAGATCATCTACAAAAGTAATGAGGAAATGGAATTATTAGATTATATCAAGTCCATTTATACAGGTCACATCATAAGTGGTGACAGAAGATTAATTAATCCTTATGAGATTGATATTCTGCTCCCAGAGTTAAACTTGGCCTTTGAATACTGTGGTCTATATTGGCATAGTGAACTGAGTGGTCATAAGACCTGGAATTATCATTATCGAAAGTTTAAGGCTGCTCAAGATAAACATGTGCGTTTGATCACGTTGTTTAGTGATGAATGGTTAAATCGCAAAGATCTGGTCAAACAATACATCAAGGTGCTGTTGCACAAACAGTCACAGAGTGTGTATGCTCGCAAGTGTGTGTTTAATCAAATATCACATGATACAGCTAGAGATTATTTAAAGGATCATCACATAATAGGTGCACCACAGCGTGTAAGCTGGGCTGGTGGATTATATCACAACAATGAATTATGTGCTGTCATGACATTCAGAAACACAGAAGGCACATCATATGAACTAAACAGATTCGCCACACATGGTCATGTGGTGGGCGCAGCCAGCAGGCTACTCAAGAGGTTCATTCAAAATAATCTGGTCACACACATTGTGAGTTTCAGTGATAATAGATTTAGTGAAGGTAACCTGTATAAACAACTGGGGTTTGTGCATGATGGTGATGTGCCCCCTATGCAATCTTATGTTAAGGACTACAGCATGAGATATCACAAATTAGCCCTTGGTAAACAAAAGTTATTGGAGTCTTACCCAACCATTAATACTAATCAAACCGAATGGCAGATCTTACAATCTTTAGGCTATGATCGTATTTGGGATTGCGGTAAGATTAAATGGAAGATCATTCTATAGATGAGTGAACCCCAGGATTTCTCCTGGGGTTTTGTCGTAGTCTTATTTGATACTGGATTTGACATATCGCTATAAATACTACAAACTTTAATAGAGATATGCCCAATGATTGAATGTCAAATCTGTAAACGAATGTTTGGTGCCTTGAGCGGCAAACATCTCAAAAATCACAATATCACTGCCGAACAATATCGAGAACAATTTCCTGGACATCAAACTCGTGAAGAAAAGCCAGTTAGTGTCGAAACTCGAGCTCGAATGTCTGCTAGCCGAACCGGCAAGAAGCATAGCCCCCAAGCCAAAGCCAAGATAGGTGCTAAACACAAGGGCAAGAAACGCACTGCTCAAGAGATTGATAAATGGAGAATCAGCTACAGTAAATTTCTCCAAGAGAATGGTGGATCTCCACAAAAAGGATACAAGAGAAGTGATGAGTTCAAGGCTCGCATGAGTGAGGTTGCCCTTAATCGTCCTCCAGAATTGGTTCAACAAAAGATTGAGCAGATGTGGGAGGCTCGTCGCGGCAGCAAGGCTACACCTAAACAGCGTGAGAATTATAGCGCAGGTAGAATCAAATTTATGATTGAGAATCCTGACAAACTAGGTAGAAAATTGTTCAATACTGTGCCTGAACTTGAATTTGAAAAAGAGCTGGTTGCACGCAATATAACATTCTCCAAAAGTGTGCATATTGGTAATAGAGTTTTTGACTTCAAAATTGGTAGTAATATCCTTATTGAAATAGACGGCCCATACCATAGAAGGTTGGGTATGTATATCCGTACAGATGCATCAGACGATGACAAAATATCAAAACTCCTGCATACTATAGAACGAGACCGCCATAAGGATAGGATGGCCAGAGATGCTGGATATTTGGTTTATAGAATGCCTGTGGGACAACACTTACCAGCCGATTGGTACCAAATACTAGAGGACCAAGGATTTACTGAATTTTAAATGGGAAAAGCCTGGATTTCTCCAGGCTTTTCTTTATGAAGTAATTCTTGGATATTGACAATCCAACAATTATATCCTATAGGAACTTCAAATTAGCCGTATTAATTGCTATACCAGCAAGGTAATCGGCTGCATTTCCCAGAGAGCTTGAAGTGTTGCTCAGCTCCAAGTAACCATATCGTGTCATGAAGCTAACCACTGGTTCAAAGGTGTTGGGATCAATGATCACACCACTGCTTGTCAATGGCACATATGGGCAGTAATACGCAGCAGCGTCGATTTCGCCAGGGCCCTTGTAACCAACCAACACAGGTGTGTTGTCAGCAGCATACTGATCAACGTAAACGCGAACTGAGTTGTTGAGCACGCCAACGAACTTGGTGTTGGTGGGGGCTTCAAAGGTTCCTTCAGTTGTGCGAGCAAAAGCTGAAGTGGTTGCGCTTTGCAGGACGGTGAGAGCGGTGGGGCTCACAACTACCCAGTTACCAGCACCACGACGTGTGCGGGCAGCAATCAAGTTGGCACCACGGTTGATCAGCACTGCTAGAGCAGCGTGTTCATCACCCACGAATGTGGCAGTGCCACTGACGGCACCTTGGTCGTAGGTTAGGGTGATACCAGCCAGTGTGCGCAGGCTGTTGAGGACTTCTTGATCGATTTCAGCTGTGATTTCCTGAGCTAGAGCAGCCATGATTTCGGCTTCAATGTCAATGCCTTGCTGAGCTTGAGCATCCTGAGCAGCTTCAAAGGTCCAGCGGGCGCTGAGCTTGCGGCTTTTGGCTTCCACAGTTTCTTTGAGGATCTGGATGTTCAGTCTCTTGCCGGCAGTGCCTTCAAGAACCTGAGTGTCAGCACCACGGGGGTTGGCAGTGTTGCCATTGCCTGCATAGAAGCGAGCAATATCAAATGGGCTCAGGGCTTCTGAACCAGCCACAACACCAGGAGCAGGGGCACCAAAGTTGTCGGCATAACGCACACGCAGAGTGTGGATCTGACCCACTGGGCCAGTCATGGGCTGCACGCCAATGATTTCGTTAGCGATAACAGTGGGCATCACACGGCGAATAACGGGCAGGATAACCTTGTTGAGGGTTGCCACGTTGCCGCTGCTGGTTGCACCAGGGGTTGCATTTTCGAGCAGTACTCCAGCACGGCTGCTGAGGTCTCTCTTGGTGTTCTCTAGAACCACATCCATAACCTTTTTGCGGTTACCAGTTAGGCCTTCGCAAAGGGCTTGTTTAGTGAGGTTCCAATTGGCTTCAAAAAGATTGCCTTTCATTGGGTCGTTCTCCTTAGTGTGCTTTGGCAGTCATGCCTGCCAAATACAAAATGTTTTGAAGATCTTGATCATCTTCAATTTTGGGTGTCTGTTGCTCCACAAGACTGACTCGGTCTCCGGAGTGTGCCACTGTGCGTGTGGATCCAGCATTGGATGCCTTTTTAGGGGCTGGTGCTTGATTGTTGAGCACACTGGGCATATAGCGATGGAAAGCTTCCTTGAGATTGGTGGTTTTGACATCAGTCAAAAGATTTTCCATCACTGCACGCTTGTCGCCTCTCAGGGGACTGAGTAGTTCGTTGAGAACTTCCACTCTCTGAGTACGCTCGCGAGCAATAGTTGCAGCCCTTCTTTCACTCTCCACCAAGACAGTGGTTTGTTGTAGATGGGTTTGAGCCTCTTGCAATTGTTGAGTTATCTCTTGCAATTGTTTTTGCAGTTTCTTGGTGGTGGTACCTTCACTCAAATATGAGCTCATGTATTCAGCTGCCACTGATTCAAAGATTTTACGACCAAAGTTGTTTTCACGAGCAATTTTGATATCATCTTTCCATTCTACCAACTGCTTGCGAATTACTTCGTTCAGGGTCTTGTCAACAACTGCTGTTGCTCTGTTTACAAAGTTCTGGCGTGTTTCATCCAACTTTGCCTTGGCTTGAGCAGCCAACTTCACACGCTGTTCTACCAGTGCTTGCTTGTCAGCAACAAATTCAGAAATTTCTTCACTCAATTGCTTGAGCACAAAATTTTCCAGCTTTGTGATTTTATCTTGAAATGCCTGTTGTGCTGTTGCACGGCTTTCATTAAGTTCTTGGGCCATTTGGACACGTTGTTCTGCCAACTGCTTGCGGTCGTCTCTGAACTCAGTTATTTCACCAGCAATTTGCTTGAGCATGAAATTTTCCAAGACTTGTACATTCTTGGCCAGCTTTTGTTCGTAAACTTTGCGAGCACGTCTGTTGGCTTCTGCCAATTTGACTTTTTGTGCAGCAACTGAACGTTTGTCTTCGGCAAATTCATCTAGTTCTTTGCGGATGACATTGTTCAACATTGTGTCCATGGTTTCCACAAGAACTGCTCTTTCATGCTCAAAACGCACAGCATAGCTTTCTTCCAGCTTGTGCTCTGCTTCCTTGAGCTTTTGGGCAAATGCTTCTTGTAGTGCTGTGCGAGTTTCCTCGCCCAGGACTTCACTCTCAAGAAGTTCTTGTAGGTTCTTTTCCATAGGATTGGGATCTCCTTGTTAAATCTTCAACTCATCAACCCAGCGTAGCAGTGTTTGCTTGAGATACTTCTGAGCAGTAGCATCGTGACGCACACTTTCGGCCAGATCCATGATGTTGTTGCCAAACTTTCTGTGTTGCAGTGCTTCATATACTGGAACAGGATATGCACTGGGGGCACTGGGCTTGGCCACTATGTCCACGGTCAACATTTCAAAATCTGAAACATTGCCTAGGTCGTCCACATTGCCAGATCCACGAGAGCTAACCCCCAATTTGACTCCACTTTCCAGCAACGTTTTTGCGATTTGACCGCAGGGAGTGGGCAGCAGCTTGAGCTTGCCCATGCCGTTGGGGCCATCCATCCACATTTTGACAATATTGTGGCTCACTCTGTCCAAATGAATTTGTAGTTCTTGGGGATGATCCAATTCACCTGGAACTCCATTGTCTGAATTACAGCAATGGTTGATCGTCTCCACAGCCTTGCGGATTTGATCCACGGGATAAACACGCCCGTTGTGATTCTTGATTCCACCCTGGATGAAGATGCCTTCCATGAATAGCTTCTTGGATCCATCTTCCTGACCTTCGGTCAGGAGTTTGAATCCAGCATCATCAAATCTCAGGTGTTCTTGTAAAATTAGAGCCATTTGTTTTCCTTGGCATTACAATATCACAGTTATTTAAAAGTGTTTTGGTTATCTGTATGAGTTAGCTACCAAAACCTGTGATTTTGAACAAAACTGCCAGAAATGGATAATTTCTGGCAGTTTTAATTCAATTGTTAGCGAACCCTTCCGCTGATGGGGCTCTTGGGGTTTCCAGCACCAAAGCCTTCACTACGATCTTTGTTTAGCAGGGCCTTGCTGTTGCCTTCCTTGCTGACAGCGCTCATGCCATCAGTTGCCTTCCTGCGGTTGGCCTTGGCACCCATGCTATCGCTGCTGGGAGCACCTTGCAGGTCATAACCAGTGTGCTTGGCACCCTTGCCTGTGACCACAGGCTTGGCACCCATAGTGTCTTTCTGGCTGGTGGGAACTGGACTCTTGGTGTTGGTTTCTGCACGGGCAAATTTGCCACTGCCTACTTCTCCACCCTTTGCTGCATGCACAACATCTAGGTCAACGTTTTCGCTCAGTCCATCAAAATCGTCACTTTCATCCATGTCGCTTTCCCAGGCTTCTTCAACCTCTGTATCAGCGTCCATTTCGTCGTGATGTTCTTGTTCACCAGATTCTTCGTGCTTGAGGGCTTCAAATTCTGCCTTGAGCTCTTCGATAGCAGCTTCTAGGTCAGAAATTCTTTCTTCATCGCCGTCTGCATGCTCTGAGTCCATGTCCGTGTCATGTTCATCGTCCATGTCCACTTCAATTTCTTCATCTTCGTCATCGGCATCCATGTCATCAACATCGTCAATGTCTGTGACTTCCAGCTCATCGCCTAGATCATCCACAGCATCGTCAGTGTCTTCTTCCGTGTCCATGCCTTCCATGGGAGCATAGTGTTCTTCAGCGTTGATTTCGTCTTGGTTATCTTCAATATCATGAGCCCAGTGATCGCCTTTGTTGCCACCCAACATGTCTTCTTCCATGTCTTCGTGGCTCATCATTTCTTCATGGATAGCGCGAGCTTTTTCCAGGAAAATTTGATGCAACAATTCTTGGGCTTTGTCTTCTTGTTCATTGATGAGGTATTCCATTACCTTCATCAGCTTTGCATTTGCCATGAGTGTCTCCTTTGGTAAAGTGGTCAGACTCAACATATATTTAAGTAGGGTTTGATATCTAGTATGATTTCAGTGAGAAATCTTATAGACCTGGCATGCCTCCTGCTTCTTCTGCAGGGGCTCCATAAATTAATTCCAGTACATCTCTACGTACTAGATTTTCCAACTGTCTAGCTGCTCGCATTTTCTTAAGCTTGTTGAGGTGTGCAAGAGTTATTCTGGGACGACGAGTATCATCCAATTGCAATTGGCTATACTTGTCATCTTCAGGTGTATAATAAGCGGCTTCTACTTCGAAAATCTTCATGGAAATATTTAGTACTTGTTCACACAAGCGTGATGTTTGTTGACTCTAACATCCTCACCCCGTTAGGAAATTCTCATCCATAGACCCCATACTATCAACGTCTTGTTAGTGTCTCCCTGGGCGATGGTCAAACCTTCTCCGCAGGCTGTTCCCATGTTTTTCCAAATTCCAGTCCACGTAGCCACTAAATTTCCCTCACTATTGTAGGTGCCCATGGTATTCAAAGTTCCAGATGAGTCACTCACAGGAATTATTCCAGCCAATCTCAATTGATTTGCTTCCTTGGTTGTACCTGGGTAGGCTGTTTGTATGCCTCCATTATTTTCATCGTAGGCCACAGCCAGCGTATACGATCCCACATCACCTGGATTGGGCACAAAAGGTATAGTGCCCACTGGCAATGGTCCAGTAGAACCACCACCACCGCCACCACCGCCACCGCTAGTTACAAACCTTTCCACAATTGTCTGTGATCTTATTATTCGTCCCCCGCGATTGGCTAGTAAGAAAATACCATTACCCCATGCTCCTGCCGAGATATAAAGATCACCTGCTGCCAAACTACTCCAAAAAGTATCAGGAGGTGTAACGGGCGCCCAATTGAGTCCATCTGGACTGTATCCTATCTTGTTAATGGCACCTGATACAAACAGTCCATTACCATATGATATTGTTTGTACACTATTACCTATATCCAGGGTGTCTTGCAGTTCCCAACTTACTCCATTATTACGACTAACAATTATACAGGATTCACTGGCACTAGGGCTATGGCTGGTACCTGCTATCCATCTGCCATTTCCATACGTCACAGTGTAATGTGCCCTGTTTGTTTTGACCGGGGTAGTTTGCCTGAGAGTCCATGTTTGTCCATCAGGACTGGTGGCAATATGATTCTCAAAAATAGCACCAAATTGAGCAGGTTCGGACACAACGCCACCAACTGCTATAAAGGTCCCATTGCCCCAAGATACCCCATATACAGGCACACCAGCACCCAGAGCGCTTGTAGCCAAAGTATTAAATTGAACAAGATCAGAGCTGAACACAGTGATTCCTGGTTCTGCAGTGGTATTAAGATTGGTCATTCCCACAAACACATACCCAATATCTGGGGCATACGCTGCCCTAAAAAATACCTCAGTGCCGCCAGATCGTTTTTGCGTCCAGTTGAATCCGTCTGGACTGGAGATAATGGACCCACCAGCACCACATGCTATAAATTGATCTTCTGCGAAAATAACACCATACACTGCTGATCCAAGTACCAATGGATTACCACCATTCAAATAATCAGTCAAAGGCACAGCAGTAAACCCAAACCCTGACGTATCTGGATTCATAAATCCCACAGCTATCCTGGCTTGGCCAGCACTTTCTCCCACCACAACAAAGGTTCCTGCACCATATGTTATACCATAAATGGTGCTGAACATTGTTCCTGGCGTGATATCCACCCAAGTTGATGCCAAATATTGTTGAATACTCAATCCTGTTCTGGTCTGCACACTGTCTAAACTCAGAGGAGTAATAGCAGCTTGATTCACTGTACCCAGTTCCATACTCTGGCCATCCTGAGATACTCTTAAAATTTGACCAGGAGATGCATTACCATATGAACGGGATTTCACATCTGCAATGTCATAACCAATCAATCGTGTATCAAGTAATCTGGGCATGGTTATCTTATCCTTGTGTTAGCTGGCTGTTGCATTGGCAATTTCTAGAAGACTTACCACAACATCACATCCGTTAGCTTGGCTGGGTTTGACCCAAATTTGATCATTTGCGCCCAAGGAGAGATTGCCACTCAAAGGGTCAAACGCATTGGCTGGTACCACTGGATAGGCCTTCACCAGGTAGTACGCATTAGCAGAGTTGAACGTGAGTGACTGAGAATTTTGAACTAATACATCAACTAATACATTATTAGACAGTAAATTGCTGATTTGCACAGTCAACACCACGCTGGTAATATCAGCTGGTGCAATTCCGCTGTCCAGAGTGTTGTTGCCTGCCACATATGAATTGACGCCATATATGAATGTGGGGGTATCACTTGTTGTAAGTTTTACTTTGATATTTTTAAATTTAAAGATGGGCGGTGTTGCCATTGTTCAGCTCACTGTTTGTGTTATTTTCCGCGTCGTGTCAATGCTAGTATGAATGGTGCCATAAATCCAAAAATGCTCTGGTAAAATGCTCTACCATCAATAGCACCTTTTTTCTGGTTAATTCTAAAACTAGGCCTGGCTGATGATTGTGTTTGTGTTTGACTGTCATACTCCCCAGGAGTGACTAGT